ATTTGGTAAAATTACTCTAGCATTTTTTTTGTATTCTATAATTTTTCAATTGTTTGTTTGTCCATTTTGTCAGTTAGCGAAGTCAAAATACCATCACATCCTGCTCTTTTGAAGCAGTATAGGCTTTCCATAATAACCTTATTCCCGTTGAGCCAACCATTCTTTATTGCCGCTTGAAGCATCGAATACTCTCCTGAAACTTGGTAAGCAAATGTTGGAGCTCCAAACATATCCTTTGCTCGCCTACAAATGTCCAAGTAAGGCATTCCTGGTTTAATCATAATCATGTCTGCGCCTTCATCAAGATCTCTCGCTATTGTTCGGAGTGCTTCTTCTCCGTTGGCTGGATCCATTTGATAGGTGCTTTTATCTCCCTTGAGTGCCCCGGAAGCTCCAACTGCATCTCTGAATGGGCCATAAAAACCACTTGCATATTTGGCAGCATAAGAAAGTAAAATTACATCATGAAATCCTTCAGTTTCTAAAGCAGTACGTATCGCTGAAATTCTCCCATCCATCATGTCTGACGGGCCGATTATATCTGCGCCTGCTTTTGCTTGAGATAGTGCCTGTTTTACTAACGCCTCAACGGTTTTATCGTTAACGATACGACCATTTTCTACAAACCCATCATGTCCGTCTATACTATATGGATCCAAAGCGACATCAGTCATTACAGCTATATTTGGTACCGCCTTCTTTATTGCCCTCGTGGCCTTATTGGATAGGTTTTCTGGATTCCAAGCTTCAGCACAGTCCTTGGTTTTGAGCTTTGGATCGGTGTATGGAAATATACATATAGCAGGAATACCCAAATCTGCTGCAAGTCTAGCTTTTTCGACTAAAAGGTCTACACTATATCTGAAAACGCCCGGCATAGACTCGACGGGGACCTCCAGGTTTTTACCCTCGCAAACAAATATTGGCCAAATCAAATCCTCAACACTAAGTTTATTTTCTCGCGATAAGCCTCTAATTTCAGGAGATTTTCTTAAACGTCTATGTCGAGTTTTAGGATACGGTGCTTGCCGAAGATTCATTCATAGGTCCTCTCTTAAACTTAGTTCCTGAAAAGTGTCACGCTTTGGGACTCGTAACAAGCTTGATTAAATATCTTAACAGTTAACTTGTCTTTTGGGTAACATACACTTTATTTGATGAATACTATAAACGGATATAAACGGTGCCATTTGAATATCTTTTTTTAACATCAGTCAGTTCCATTTGGTTTTGGTTATTTTTAGCTATGATCTGGTACTTTTCAATTAGCAATGTGTTTGGTGTACCTTATAGAGCGTGGTTTATCGCATCAAATAATGAAGATGAACTAGCAGATCTTTGCCGTTTTACACGATTTATTGCTGCTCATTTCACTAAAAAGTATCGAATTCTGAACCATTGGTGTTACATCTTGCTTATTGCTTTTTTAATCACTTTTCTCACACTAACAGGATTTCTTTATGAGAGTGAATTCTTACAATTATCACTGTTCTTATTTGTTCCAATTATAGCCTTAATCCACTTTAGGTTAAGTTTAGCAAAAAAGTTTATTGCACAACAATTAACGCCCTCAGAATTACATGTTCAAATTTTTTTACACAGGCGGAACACAAAAATTTTAGGATTTTTATCCTTAATTACTATTTTTTGCTGGTTTATATTTACAATTATCAAGCATCAAACTATTTGAAATTACACTATTTTAAGATCCGCTATTGCACGTCGACAATGCAAGATAACAATAATGTATACCAAACTATAAGTGGCCAAACCTCCTGATGTCTACTGAAATACTGGTGAGCGGCACCCCAGAAGGGTACGATGCCAAAATAATTTTGAATGAAATAAAGCATCAAGGAAACTCAGTGATTCATATCGCTAGAGATGACAAACGCATGCGCGCTATGGGCGATGCGCTTAAATTTTTTAAACCTGACCTTGCGGTTTTCGAGTTTCCCAGTTGGGATTGTTTGCCCTATGATCGGGTTTCTCCAAATTTAGAGATATCATCGGCCAGAATGGGCATACTTTCTAAATTTGCAGATAATATAGCCAAAGAGTATGTTGTTTTAACCACTTTAAACGCTGTTTTACAGAAAGTGCCGTGTAGTTCCGTAGTTAAAAGTTATGGTTTCAAAGCAGTGGTGGGGCGAAATATTAATGAAAGTAATTTAAGAGAATTTCTTGTGAGGATGGGTTTCACCAAATCCTCGACAGTTAGGGAGGCTGGTGAATATGCAATTCGTGGAGGAATTATTGATATATTTCCTCCAAGATATTCGAACCCAGTTCGCTTAGATCTTTTTGGAACTATTTTGGATGGTGCTCGTCTTTTCGATCCAGAAACTCAACTGACAATTAAAAAACTGCATGAAATTGAATTAGCACCCGTTTCAGAAGTTATTCTTGATGAATTTTCTATTAGAAATTTTAGGCAATCTTACAGAGCTGAATTCGGATCATCTCTGAGTAATGACCCTTTGTACGAGTCTGTTAGTGCGGGTCGGAAGTATCAAGGTCTAGAACATTGGCTACCTTTATTCTATGAAAAACTTGATACTTTCTTTTCTTATTTTCCCTCAGCAACATGGATGGCCTTATTAACTCTAACAGAGCTTCGGCGTTATGTAAACCTTTCATCTGTGCCACATAGTCTTCCCAAGTTGCGATATCTGTGTCTTGGTCTATGTTAGCGAGGAGATTGATAACAGCAATCTTCCTTACGGTTTCTTCATCCATCTTACTGACAGTGTATTCACAATACTCTATCGCAAGTTCTTCTTTTGTTTTCATAATTAGAACTGAAGATCTGATGCGTCTAATTTTCTGAGGACATCATCTCTGTATGCCTCATCTGTATCATAGCGTGGATCTCCCATCGCTGATACAAGTTCTGCTTGAGATCTAAATGTTTCTCCAGCAGACGATGCAGCTCTGCCTTGTAGCATTCTGCCTTCGTAGCCATTAGCTTCATTATACTCATTCTGTAATCCTTTAAATGCTATGCTAATAGCCATTGGATTACCTGAGTCTACAACAGAATCAAAAGCATTGATAGCTTCGTCAGTTAGATTGGAAGCAGCCCAATCAACAACTGTATTGTAGTTTGCTTCTCCTCCACAAGCATTCTGCACTTGATTAACTTGTGCTTCAGATAGCTCGGTACCCTGTGTAGGTGCTTGAGGATTGTTAGCTTGGATTTCTAAGTAAGCGTTTACTAGGTCTTGACTACTCATCTGACTAAATGACTCTATAGTTTCTTCACTAAGTTGTCCGTCATTTGCGTAGTATTCTTCCGAGGCTTCATTAATTAAACTGACCGCAGGAGCATATTCAGATACCTCCTCATCGCTTCCTTCTTCCTCTTCATATCCTTCGTCTGTACTTTCGTAGTCGACTTCTTCGTCTTCTTCTGTTTGTCCAAGTTTCTTTTGTAATGATAAGTATGCGCTTTCTAATTCTTCTGCGCTTTTATATTTACCAGCTAGTAGTTGTTCTTGTTGTGCTACTAACTCTTCTCCTACTTCTAGAGAGTTCTGTTCCTCTGGGGTTAGAACTTCTGCATCAGGAGTATTATCATAAGAAAATGTTTCTGCCATTATTCAGGTTGTGGTGGTTGTTCTTGTCCTCCGGACATCATGCCGGGCATCATGTTTTGAAGGTTCTCTGAGTCAGCTAATTTAGAATTAGCAAGTTGACCAGCTTGTTGTAAGAGTGTTGCTTGTTGTTGTTCTTGCATCATTTGCTCCTTATCACCTTGTAGTTGTTCTGGAGTCTTAACTAGATTCAATACATCAATACCTTGTGCAGCAGCCAATCTCTTGATTGCTTCTAATGGATTAATAAATTTCATCAATGCTTCAGGTCCTACTGTTTGTGCAATAGTACCCATAAACATAGTCAAAGCTTCTCTGTCCTGACCACGACCTAAAGCATTTACACCAGCTACAATAGTTGGTCTAATAATATCTTTAGGTAATTTAGGTAGTTCATTAGTTCTTTGTAGTACTAATAAAGTTCTATCTAAATATGGTATGAGAAAAGATGTAGTTAACAATGAGAAGATACCGCCGAGCTGTTGCTCTAGCTCAAGCTGTGTAAGCCTGACTTCTTCTGCTGTTACTCTTTCTGCATTCCTAACATTCATAACTAGGAAAGCTTCAAGCAATCTTCTTTCTATTGTTTGAGACATCTGTGCAGCAGTAGAGAAGTCGGCTGTCTTACCAACCTGTACAACTTGTACGTCTTCTGCCCTGCCCTGTACGATGGCTCCATTTCCAGCCTTTGCAATAGTTGCTGGCTTCGTAGTTGAAGATGGACTGACCAGAAAAATTACCTTACTGGCAGCAGCAGCTCCTTCGACAAGAGCCTGTGATAAACCTTCTAGAGATTTGAGATCACCAAGGAACTCTTCTACTCTACCACGTCCGTACTGTTCTCCGTCAACAGAATTAAAAGTCAGGACTAACCATGGACTTGCATTCTTAGGAGCTGTACTACGTGAGCCCGGTATTATCATACCTTCTACTTCTTGATACCATTCCCATCTGCCGTTCTTTAGTTTCACGCACGTGTAAACTTCGACATCATCAGTATTGGTACCATATGTTTTATCAACGACTGTGTTGGGTTCTTTCTTTGGAAGATCGTAACCGAGTACGTCGCGATTTATCAATTCCTTTGTAACTATTTCTAGGACGTTACCATTTCCATCTCTGTTGACGACGTACCTATTTAGAGGATAGTTTTTGATTCCATCTTTACCCATAAATAGTAACGCATTACCACCAACAATTAAATGTTTTAGTGCTTGATGTATTACTACTCTATCATTTGATGCAGCGATGTAGTCCATGACCATTCGTTCCATCTTAGATAAAGATAGTTCCATTTCTGACATTGCCTCTGGAGGTAAATCCTCACCTATCTTATCTTCTCGTACTCCAAACTTAAAGAAGGTACCTTGTGGAGGTAGGATAGCAAGCATAAGTTTTGCTGCTAACCCTACCACACACTTGGAACCGACTGACTGCCACGGAATACGTAAAGTTTCGTGTGTAGGTTTTGAGGTTGTATCGTCTTGAATTAAATAAGGTAACGTGAGTTCTGAACAATCAACGGCTTTGTCTAGGAATTGTCGTCGATCTGTTACCAGTTGATTGTATCTCTCACGGGCTAACATTAGTTAATGCCTCCGCCTCCAGCTTGTCCGCCGGTACCTGTATTTACTTTAGGATTTAATTTAATCCTTAAATCACCTGTACCTTTAGAGTACTGGTTCTTGTTCTTGTTACCACGATCATCTTTAGCTCTTCTTACCTGTGGGTTCACATCCTTGATTATTGGATCAGGAGGTGGTGCTGTAGGTGTTGGAGGTAATGGTGGTGGTGGAGCTGGTGGTAAAGGTGGTGGGGTTGGCGGTGAGCCTCCTCCTAAACACATAATTAAATTTCCTCGTCTGTTTGTTTTTGTTTTATATAATCTATCACACTAGCTTGACCAGCACGATACATTATTGTATTTATATCTTCTTTGGGGTGAATAGGTTTCCACCCAAAGTTCTGTTCCAACTCGTCAACTAAATCATCGAGCTTCTCGTTGTGTAGTTTAAGAGTATTGAGGGAGATTGACATTTGAGTGTTCAAAGAATGCAGGCATTCTAGCTGCCTTAGTTTGTGAAAACTCTGGTGCTTTGCCTTCGTACATTAGTCTGTCGCTGGCATCTAACCAAAATTTTTTGTCCAAATATCTATCGGCATTCTGTTTTAAGGGTTGCATTACCCAGTTGATAGTTGCCTTTCTTAACTTGTCTAGTGATTGACTAGGCTTGAGACCTAGCTCAGTACATACCAATGAGTTAGCTGCCACATGGACTTGCTCGTCTCTTGATATGTCTGCACTGACAGTTCTTAGACCGGCGTCACCACAGAATCTAAAGAACGGTAGTAATACAAAAAAGATTGCTCTCTCTGCTACTAATGCTTTTAGTATTGTGTGGTCCGGATGTTCTTCCCACGCTGCACGTAAGCGTAATGCTTCGGCTTCGGCTTTTTCATCTACGCCTAGTGCGTTGGTGATGTAGCCAAGTGCAAGATCATGTTTTATCTCGTCCTTAACGTTTGACTCTAGAAGTGCTCTGGCAGAGTCGGGAACTTCCTTATCAAGTGCTTCTGTAATGAACTCGCCAACTGGTAACTCCATATGGCGTATTGCAAGAGCACGGTAGATGGTTTCTTCTGCACC